ACCATCGCAATCAGGGTTTTCGCTGTCAGTTTTACGTCATCGAAGCGTGTTTCTGATGTTTTAGCGTCTTTGTTTTCACCGGTATAGCCAGCCGTTGCACCACCGGCTACGCGTGGCAGCGCTATATTACCGTTCGGCAGCGGAATGGAACGGGCACCCAGCTTACGGACGATGGTGCGGTCACTCAGCAGCTCGATCACTTCACTGTGCAGGTTCTGCGGAATAAGTACGCCACCGGATGCCGCCGCCGTGGAGATGGCCATCGATACCGACTGATCATTCAGTTCCTCTGCAGCGAACTTTGCCGCGTCCTGCAGATTACCTGCCCCGGCAGCGACGGACATGACAAGACGAGTCATCCCGGCACCGGTGTATTGCTTCGGCTCCTGCTTCACAACAATCCCCGGAGCCTGCTGTGTTGCTTTAACCGGTTTCGCAACCAGCGCGGCGGCGCGTTCTGCGGCTTCCAGTCGTTCCATTTTGGCGCTGATATCGGTGAACTGCTGCTGCAGGCTCGCAAATTCGGTCAGCTGCTCTGCTGTCAGTGTCCCGCCGCTCGCTTCAATGGTTGCTAGAGCCTGAACTTGTTCGTTGATACCCGCACGCTGACGACGCAATTCTTCAATCTGTGGCATTTTATTTCTCTCTTTTTAGGTATAAAAAAAGCAGCCCGAGGGCTGCTTTCTGGTAGTGACGCGTTTGCGTCGGGTTACATTTTCGTTTGCAAGTCCATCGCTGCCGCCTGCAGCTTGATAGAACCAGCTTTCTGAGGCGTTTTGTACTTCGCCGCAATGGCATTGATCGCTGACTGAGGGTCTGATATTTCATCTGCAAGGCCAGCTGAAACAGCGCCAGGACCGAAATACAGCCCCGCTTGCGTATCAACGACGACCTGCCGGTCGAGGCCGCGATATTCCGCTACTGAGCCGGTAAACGTCTCGTACATTTCGTCAATCATCCCCTGGAACATGGCTTGCGCTTCCTCGCTCAGTGGCTCATGTTGGGTACCGTTGTTTTTGTTATCTCCCCGGAAGATCGTGGTAAACGTCAGCCCCATTTTCTCTTCCAACTTCGACGTATCCAGGTGCTCCATAATCACGCCGATAGAGCCTACGCCACTGGTCTGGCTTACGATGATTTTGCTGCAGGCCGATGCGATGAAATACGCGGCTGAATAGGCGCTGTAATTCACAATTGCCGTGATGGGCTTCGTCTCGCGGGACTGATAAATGTAATCAGCCAGCTCTTTACAGCCCACAGCTGCGCCGCCGCCGGAATTAATATCCAGAACGATTTCGCTGATTGATGGATCGTTTAATGCCGCGGTCAGCTGGCTGCGGATTCGCTCATAGCTCGTCAGCTCCGTGCAGGCCTGCGTGATTTGTCCGCGACGCGCTACCAGCAATCCGTGAACTGGAATAACAGCCACACCACCGGCTGGCTGTACCTGCTCCGATGCCGATGCTTTCTCCGGGTCCAGAGCTAACTGGATGCCGGTATTCTCGACCGTTCCCTGAATTCGGGGAATTAATACCGCCTTTACAGAGTCCATCGTTTGCCGCGATACGTAATGCGGCACGCCAAAGACCATCTCCGCAAGGTGCGGGAGGTTAATTAATTTCGTTGTCATGATTTTTACCGGGTAAGCCCGCGCTGCGGGTAGTATTCAGGTTCGGGACAGAATGGTGTCGATTTCCGCCATTTGCTGCGCGGTCGGCTTCTTATCGCCAGGGATGATTTGTGCGCTGTCGACCATGTTCAGCGGCGTCAGATATTTATCTCCACCGGCTATCGGCGGCAGATTCTCCATGCGGCGGATATCGTTAACCGACAACCAGCCCCACTGACGGCCAAGCGCATATGACTCATAACGCGATTTCTGGTCGCCACGCAGTAAGCCGGAAACGTTGAATTCGATATACAAGTCACGGCGTTCGCTGGGCAACAATAAATCACGCTGCAGCGCGCCTTCATGCCGCTTCAACCAGGCCAAAAGCGTATACATCACGAACTGCAGGCCCTGGTGCTCGATATTGTTGTTGGTCGCTTTCGCCAGCATTTGCACCATGTGTGGGGGGATTTTGTAGAGGCGGCAAACCTCTTCCACGCCCCACTGACGCGACTGCAGCAGCTGCGCTTTCTCGTTATCCTGCGACATCTGCTTGTAGCTCATACCCTCCTGCAGCAGCGCCACAGAGAACATGTTGTTTATACCGGAATATCGGTCGGTCCATTTGGCCAGAAGCTGGTCAATCTTTTCCTGACTTTTGATTGCTGGCGCTTCTTTCGGGCGTTCAATAACGCCACTCATCGTTGCCCCGCGTCGGAATACTGCAGATGCATGCTCTTCCACCGCCAGATTCAGCCCGAGTACGTCGGCGTTCGTCTGAATGGGAGAGGAACCGATATAGCCATCCAGCGAAAATACTTTCACATGGTGCATCATGCGCATTGGTAGGGTTTCGCCGATTTCCGGGATTTCGTAATACGGCATCCCGTCCGGCCCCTTCAGAACAATCACCTTTTTCGGGTTAATGGGGATCAGCTCTTTCGGGTAGCCTTTTCCATCACGGTCGATGATCGAGTAGCAATTTCCCTCAAGCCCCAGCAACCCCTGCTGCTGCTCAAAGTACTCGAATGAGGTGTCTTTTTTGTTTGGCTGGGAATGAATCAGGTCATAAATCGGGTGGTCTGTCGCACGTTGCCGCCCACCATTTTTATCTCGTCGATAGAGTTCGACAGGCAGCTGCGCGACGGACTCCGCCAGAAGGGTTACGCACGCACGAACAGCAGAAAGCGCAAGCGCCGTTTCCGGCGTGATCATGACACCGGCTTTACTATGACTTGAACGGACACCACCCAGCATTGCTTCCCAGAACCCGCCACCTGATACGGACCGCTTTTTGCCTTCAAACATCTGGGGAATAAACATTATTTCTCCCCGTTATTTTTTGCGCTGGCGGATACCGAGCGCGCTATTAAATAAGACCAGAGCAGGCAGAGTATTCCGCCGGTAATAAACCCCGCTGCAGGTAATAACAACCAGGCTCCGGCAGATACCAATAAAGCCCCGGCAAGGCCAATAATGAAACTCAGAATTGTGATTAACACGCTACATCTTCCTCATCATATACCGATGTACCGCCACTGCTTTCATTCAGCATTGCGCGAGTCATGGCGTTAAATAACGCCGTGGCCCCATCGATTTTGCTTTGATTGTCTCCCTTTGTAGGGCGAACGAGATCGTCGCTACCAGGGATGAATTTCCCGATAACGTTACTGATACACCAGGTAAGAATGGGATTGCCATCATGGTGGAATCGTCCACCGGCAAGAGCCGCTTCCAGCTCCTTCATTGCCGGTGACATGTTGGTATAGTCCTGCCGGATATCGACTACGGTAAAACCGTAATCCTCCAACTGGTGGCGAAGCGCTGTTGCGCCAGCAGGGTCGATATCAATCTCATCAATGCGGTTTTCACCTTGCATGTCGAGAATGCTGGCCAGAATCTCGCGATAGTCTGCCTCTGCGCCATCCGTCGCTTCCAGCGCGCCCATTTCATAAAACTTCTGATACCTGTCAGCTGTTTTCAGCAGTTTTGGATCGGTTGTATGGATAGTGTCTTCCGGGACCCAAAATTTAGGTTTGATGCAGTAATAATGCCGTTTACCTTCAATTTCCCGCGTAAATAGCCGTATCCCGGCGTTCATATCCAGCTTTTTAGCGAGATCGAGTCCAACGTTGCAGGTATCGTTAGCAAAATCTTCCAGCTTCAGATTTTTATCTTCAGCGGCCTTCCACTGCTCCATGTTGTAGAACGCGGATTTACCGGATACCCAAATATTGAGGCGTTTGGTTTTGAAGGCGTTAACCTTGCGAGGAACCTGTTTTGCTACTTCCAGAAGCTCAACCAGGTCGCTGTACTTAACCGAAACATTCAGGTTTGGGTTCGCTTTAATCAGGTTTTTCGGGTCAGTCCAGTCGTCACCTGCGTCCAGCTCGTAAATCATGCCAAACAGGCGCTCGTTGCAAGTAATGCCCTCGATAGCCTCTTTGACTTCTTTATCCTTATCGTAGCAAGGAGATTCGAGTGATGAGCCTGCTGTCGTGATGATGAGCGTTAATGGCTGAGAACGGGCGCCCATACCCATTGTCATTGCTTCATACATATGATCCGTATCGTGTTCATGATACTCATCAATGA